AAGACCTGTTGCAGATGATTTAATATACAACTCTGGCAATACATTCTCTACTCCTATTCTATTGTATAGATTGGAGTTAGGATCTTCTATACATCCAGAGCATATAGATTCATTCCATAGAGCAAGTCATGATGGTATATGGAACTGGTGGCAACAACAAGGGGCAACTCTTGATGTTAAGACTTTGACTGATTATGATCCGTACCTAGGGAAGGTAAGTAATCCAGGCGGTTAACCGCATTCTAGGTGCTTGACGGTAGGTTATCTTAGTGTTAAGATATATTTGCAACTGTCACATGTGCCAGTTGTATAAATAAAACTGATACAAAGGACTCGAAAGAATCGTAACCCTGTGTAGATGTTAAAAAGATTCCCATGTCGGGGAGTCTATCATCCGCAGGATTTTTTTCTTGCGAGATACTTAAAAAAACAATCATGTCTATCAAATCAACAATCGCTGCTGTTGCAGCATCTCCATTCCTTCTCGCTGGTGCAGCTTTTGCTGGTCCTTACGTGAATGTAGAATCTAACCTTTCTTATCCTGATGGAGATTATTCTTCTGCTACTACAGATGTACATCTTGGATACGAGGGTACAACTGGTGCTGAAGGTGGAATCGCTTACTACGTCCAAGGTGGTCCTTCACTAGTTCATACAGAATCTGCTGACGATACAGAGACAGAAATCTCTGCAAAGATCGGTGCTTCTTTCAACGTGTCTGATTCTACAGGCGTTTATGCTGAGCTATCTGGTGCTACTGCTGGCGAAGACAGCGATGGCGATACCATCCGTAACTACGGTGCTAAAGCAGGCGTTAAGTTCACATTCTAAGTCGAACTAAATAACTAAACAACTAGGGGAGCATAGCTCCCCTTTTTTATTGTAGAGGAAACTATGAGAAACTTCGCAGTGTATACAAAGGATGATTGTCCTTACTGCTCAAAGATTAAACAGGTATTAGATGGGAAATCAATTCCTTATCGAGAATACAAGCTAGGAGTGCATTATACACGTGAAGCATTCCAAAGAGAATTTGGAAGGGGTTGCACTTTTCCGCAAGTACTGGTAAACTCAGACAAACTCGGTGGATGCACCGACACTGTTAAATACCTCCAAGAAAAAAATCTAATTTGATGGAAGAACTTTACGACCTTGTTGAACATGCTATAGATGCTGCTTTTGAACGAGAAATGTACTTGTTTGATTGTCTTACTTATCTAAAGCACATGAAGGCAACTCGTAAACAAGCTAAAGAATTTATTGATTCTAGTACAGCAAAAGAGTTAGCTCTCTTAGTGTATGATCTAGAACAATATATTAAAGGAGGTTCAGACAATGAACACTGCCAACTTAGAGAAGCATACGGTCATCTAGGTAAACCTAGAGCAAGAAAGTTAAAAAATTATCTTCACCGTATACTGAGCGATGCTTGGACGTATGAACTGTCACGTAAACCAGGGAGGAAGAAACTCTCTAAATAAAAACAGTAGTAAGGAGACCTATGGAAATTGCATTAACTGTATTAATGGTAATCGGTGCATTCCTTTTAGGGGTCACGGTATCATGGCTAGCAAAAGGATACGTTGAAGACTATGTTGAAAACGCTGCTTATGCTAGGGCTGTTATACATCCCGAAATGTTAGACGGCAACGGTAATATAATTCACGATGAATTAATTTACCTTCGCAAAGAAAAAGATTTTTACACTGAATTCGATGAGGATGATGATTAATTATGGTAGCTAAAGGACTTGAAAATAGTAACTCTAGGTTACTTCTTAGTGAGATCTTACGAAAGGTCTCCAATGCAAAAACAAAAGCAGAGAAGGTAATACTTCTTCGAGAGAACAATTCTTCTGCACTTCGGATGCTATTGATTTGGAACTTCGATGAGAGTGTCATCTCTATGGTTCCTGAAGGTGATGTTCCATACACACCTAATGATGCACCTGTAGGTACAGATCACACACGCTTAGAGCAAGAATCCAAAGGGTTCTATCGCTTTGTTAAAGGTGGTCAGGATAGTTTGAAGTCTTTAAAACGTGAGGCTATGTTTGTTCAACTGTTGGAAGGTTTATCAGCAGAAGAAGCAGAGTTATTATGTTTAGTTAAAGATGGACAAATGAATAAGAAGTATAAGCGTATTACTAAGGCAGTAGTACAAGAAGCATTTCCACAAATCGAGTGGGGTAATCGTTCATAATGAACATTCTTCATGAAGACTGTGACCCTACGCTTGCAAAAGATACTAAACTACCTTATAATACTTACGTTGTAGAGTATACTAAGGAGAATAGGATTGCTTATGACATTGCTATGTCATCTAGTTCAGTAGAAGTTTTTGATTTGTACTATGATAAGTACAAAAAAGATTTTAAATTTCTTAAGCAAACTTCTGGAAGAGTTAATCCAAAGTTATGGAATCAACCGAAAGCGAAACCCCCAAAGAAACCAAAGAAATCATGAGTGTATACACAAAGAACACCCCTGCTGATAGGAAAGATATCCAGCGTGGAGCAGAAGTGGTGTCATTTTTTACTAAACCATTGTTCTTAATGTTGTTATGGAATTGGTTAGTGCCAGGTCTTTTTGGACTAGCAACGATTGGATATGTTAAAGCATTTGGTTTATATCTAATCTCTCGTATCCTTTTCAATCACGAACCAATTAAAATAGATTATGACTAACGTTCGTTTGATCTCTGTGACTCCTGACGCAGAGAAGACTATTGGTTATGTTGCAAGGGTATCTAACCCTAAGAACCAGGAGAATCCTAATGTAGCTGGACTACTTAAGTATTGTATTAAGCATCAGCACTGGTCTATATTTGAACAAGCATTTATGACCTTAGAGATTGAGACTACACGAGGTCTTGCAGCACAGATACTGAGGCACAGGTCATTTACATTCCAAGAGTTTAGTCAGAGATATGCTGACACTAATCTACTTGATAGTAAGATTGATGTACCTGAATTAAGAAGTCAGGACTTAAAGAACAGACAGAATAGTAATGATGATATTCCTCAAGAGAAGAAGGAAGAGTATTCAGCACTCATTGCTAATCATTTTGATGATGCAATGAATCTATATAATTCATTACTAGATGCAGGAGTTGCAAAAGAATGTGCAAGATTTGTTCTTCCATTAGCAACACCCACTAGAATCTATATGTCAGGTAGTATCCGTTCATGGATGCACTATATTGATTTGCGTTCTGCACATGGAACTCAGAAAGAACATATGGATATTGCTGAAGCATGTAGGGAGATCTTTATAGAGCAGTTCCCAATCATTGCTGAGGCCCATGATTATGTACACACCCAATAGAACTTACCAACAATGCCTACGTACGATTTTATTAATAAGGAAACAGGTGAGATTACTGAGATTGCTATGTCAATGACTAAGCTTGACCAGTATAAAGAGGAACATCCAGAGTTGGAAAGATACTTTGGAAACCAAGCAACCTCTGCTACTTACGGCAAACCTAAATCCTCTGATGGATTTAAGGAAGTTATGTCTAAAGTACAAGAGGCACATCCACTTGCAAATTTGAGTCGCTTTACATAATGCCAAGAGCTAGAAAGAAATCTAACGGTAACGGTAATGGTACTGCACCACTACAACCCATGTCAAAGAAGATGATGAAGAGGAAAAAACCAATTGATAAGTCATACATGACTGATATCAAACCTCTTACAGACAATCAAACACTTGCGTTTGATGAGTATAAGAAGGGGAAGAATCTTCTGCTGCATGGTGCTGCTGGTACAGGTAAGACATTCATTATGCTTTACCTAGCACTCCAAGAAGTATTGGATGAGGTGTCACCTTACGATAAGATATACATGGTAAGGTCACTTGTACCTACAAGAGAGATTGGATTTCTTCCTGGTGACCATGAAGATAAGTCATACTTATATCAGATACCTTACAAGAATATGGTGAGGTATATGTTTGGTATGCCAGATGACAACTCATTTAATATGCTCTATGATAACTTACGAACGCAAGAAACAATTGACTTCTGGTCTACATCTTTTATCAGGGGTACTACTCTTGACAATGCTATTGTTATTGTAGATGAGTTTAGTAACTTGAATTTTCATGAATTAGATAGTATAATAACAAGAGTAGGTGAAGACTCTAAGATTATGTTCTGTGGTGACATCACTCAGACAGATCTAACAAGAGAATCAGATAAGTCTGGTATCTCAGACTTCATTCGTATCCTTCAGGAGATGAAGGACTTTACTTGTATAGAGTTTGGCTTAGATGACATCGTAAGGTCTGGTCTAGTCAAGCAATACTTAATTACAAAATACAATCTTGGTATCTAAATGAGTTTTACCTTCGTTAATGATCCTATCAAACCGATAGATGTTGAACCAATTAATAAAGATGGGGTAAGGTTCTACCCAATTCCTGGTGCGGATAAATATTATCCGAGCGTTACCTCAATCACATCGTTTAAGAACGCAGCATTCTTCGCAGGTTGGAGAAAGAAAGTAGGTGAGCAAGAGGCTAATCAAATTACTGCCAGAGCAACACAAAGGGGTACTGCCTTTCATAGTATCACTGAGGATTATATTAAAGATAAATTAAATCTTGAAATATACTTGGAAAATAATCCATTATCTGTTAGAATGTTTCAGTCGGCCAAGACCACTCTTGATCGCATTGATAACATTCACTGTTTGGAGACCTTCCTATACTCACATTACCTTGGACTTGCTGGTCGTGTAGACTGTATCGCAGAGTTTGATGGTGAGTTAGCAGTAATTGATTTTAAAACCTCCACTAAAGAAAAGAAGGAAGATTGGGTTGAACATTATTTTGTTCAAGAAACTGCGTACGCAGCAATGTTCCTCGAACTCACAGGTATTGAGGTAAAGAAAATTGTCACACTCATTGCGGTTGAAGATGGATCTGTTCAAGTATTTCAGAAGTACAATCTTGATGACTATCTACAACTACTCAAATCCTACATTGAAGACTTTGTTAGGGGAAAAAATGCCTAAAGAAAACGTATTAGAAGATAAATTTCTAACCCCTACTAAATTCTCTCAAGAGATTGAGAGATTAGTACATGACAGTAATGGATTAATAACTTACATCGAAGCAGTAGTAACATACTGTCAAGAGAAAGAGATTGAATTGGAAACAGTACCTAAACTGTTAGCTAAACCTCTCAAAGAAAGACTGAAGTATGAAGCTCAACGATTAAATTATATGAAACAATCATCGAAAGGAGTATTACCTTTATGACTTTTTTTAAATCAGATCAAGTTCAGGAAAATTTACAGGATATATTCAACACGTATCAAGAGATAGCATCTGTGACTAACCAAGTACCTACCATGTCAAAGGAGGATAGGTTAGAGCATATAGAAAGTTGTAAGGTACTCATTGATAAGCAGAAGACATTCTATTTCAGACTGTCTCTTGCTGCTAAGGAAGATGCCGAGGCAGCAGACATGAGAACAAGGATTGATGCCTTGTCTCAAGCATTCGGATACAAGAGTCTCTTGGACTGTATGGATGCTATGGTAGACACGTTAGGAAAAGCAGAAAAATCACAGCTTGACCTTACCTAAATAGTATGCTACGATTACACAGTAGCAATCAAATACACACTCAATACGGAGAATACGATTATGTCATTTGCTTCACTAAAGAAAGCTGCCTCTGCAGGTAGTACTCTTAGTAAACTGACACAAGAGATAGAAAAACTAAACCAACCTCAGACTACAGGTGCTGATGAGCGTCTATGGAAACCTGAGTTGGATAAATCAGGAAACGGTTATGCCGTTATCCGATTCCTTCCTGCTCCAGATGGAGAGGACATGCCTTGGGCAAAAATCTGGTCACATTCCTTCAAAGGACCTGGTGGTCAGTGGTACATCGAGAACTCTCTTACTACTATTGGTAAGGATGATCCTGTCGGTGAATTGAACAGGGAACTATGGAACAGTGGTCGTGAGTCTGACAAGGCAACTGCTAGAACACAGAAGAGAAAACTCTCTTACTATTCTAACATCTATGTTGTGAGTGACCCTGCACATCCAGAGAACGAAGGAAGAGTCTTCTTATACCGCTACGGTAAGAAGATATTTGACAAACTAGTAGAAGCAATGCAACCTGCATTTGCTGACGAGACTCCACTTGATCCATTTAATCTATGGAAAGGTGCAGACTTCAAGGTAAAGATTAGAAAGGTTGATGGGTACTGGAACTATGACAAGTCAGAGTTCGCTGCACCTGCTACTCTAGGTAAACTAGATGATACAGAACTAGAAGAGATTTGGAAACAGTCTTACTCACTTGCTGAGTTTGAAGCACCTAAGAACTTTAAGTCTTATGAGCAACTACAAGCAAGATTGAATCTAGTATTAGGTAAATCTTCACGTACACCAGCACCTGTTGTTGATGAGAGTGAAGAGGAAGTAGTACCTGCTAATTGGGGTAAAGAAGTTACTGATTTCAAAGCGAAAGCAGTTGCTGCTGCTCCAGCAAGCGGTGAAGAGGATACATTGTCATACTTTGCTTCACTAGCAGAGGAGGACTGATTATAAACTGGCACAAGGAGGACTACATATCCTCCTTTTGCTGTTATAATTAGTATATTAAAGGAGATTTATGAAGTTTACACCATTGCTTTTGATACCCTTCTTGTCTGCAACACCAGCACAAGCTGGGTGGAAAGATTTTTTTCAACCAGGATGGTCAGAGTCTGAGATCTGTTACAAGAATGTATACAGAGAGGAGTATGTACCAGGCACTTACAACAATCCAGGTTACGTTGAAACATTTAAAGACAGGGTAGAGATTCCCTGCAATACTGTTATTACAGGAGGAGGAAGAGAACCTCATTCTATAGGTGTAAGACCTTCAAGACCACCATACAGACCTTACAGACCTTCACGTGATGGAAACGAATGTGGTGATGGTAAGATTGCTGGTGGTATATTAGGTGGTGGACTTGCTGCTGCTATCTCAAGAGGAGATGGAAGATGGTGGGCAATTCCTTTGGGTGCTGTCGTTGGCAGTCACATTGGATGTGATATTGATGGAGGCTAATGGATATACATGACATACCTGGTGTAGGTGGATTCTATACAAAGAAAGAAGTAGATGCTTTAATTAAGGCTGCTGTAGATGAAGCGAGAGCAATTGATGAAGAGTCTATGCGTAAGCATAATAGAGATGCAACTATCATTAGTATGATACTTGGGTTTACAGTTCTAGCATTGTTTGTAGATGGTTTGTTGAGAATCCTTGGTATCATTCCACCATTTATGGATATTGACGTTGATATAATAGATGATATAATAGAGAGAGTAGAGACTGATGTTATGCCAATGGTTCAGGATACAGTTAAGAAGATGCCACGGATACGATGACTCTAGAACAAGATTGGGATTTCTATTTCCAACAACGTCCTAATGGTGGACCTTGGGATGTGGAGAATAATTATGTTCCAGATCTATCTGTAGTAAATTTTATTAGAGAATATAATGTACCAAGCACAGCAAGAATATTAGATTGTGGTTGTGCTGATGGTAGAAACACTAAGTATCTTGCAACTAGAAATTGTACAGTAATTGGATTAGATTTTTCAAAGACTGTAATAGATAGAGCTGCTAAGTCTATCCCTGAAGCAACTTTTGTGTATGGTGATGCTAGATCATTACCATTTGCTGAAGGTAGTTTTGATTATATTATTGATGCTGGAGCACTTCATGTTAATCATCCAGATGATGCTCTCTTTATTATAGAAGAGTATCATAGAGTTCTTTTGTCTTCGGGTAAAGTATTCATTAGAGTATTCTCTGCTGGAGATGACTCATTATATGAACCTATTTTTAATGTAACAAAAGATAGTTTACCAGTCTACGGATACACTGTTGAGGAATTTGAAACTCTTATTGAAGATCATTTTCGTGTGTCAAGAAGGACTCATGCTCCTATGTACGGTGCTCATGGTAACGGTTGTAATTATTACCATCTATCAAGGAAAACTTAAATCATTATAAAAAAACCCCTTTTTATGGGGGTTTCATTATAAAATAGTGTGTAAGATTCAACACAATACAAATGTCAGGAGATTTTTTCTCACATAATGATCAACAACCACCTATACCTGTAGAACAGGCACGTGACCTACAACAGAAATGCAGAGCATCGCTGGCTATGGATGAGATTAAAGAATCTCGGTGGTATAATACAAATTATATTCTAGAAATAGAATCTATGTTAGTCAACGAACGATACAGGACTGGTAGTCCAATGCAAGAGTAGGGGGGTCATATATTATTCGATCTTTGATTCCCAGGAAACCGCAAAAAAAACTCGGCATGTTTTTTGGCAAAAAGGGTTTTTTACCTAAACATCAATACTTGAAGAACCAGGTCCATTATCATAAGAAGTTACAGTTCCTAGTTCTACTTGATTACTTACACTAGCACTAATATAACCTCTAGTGTCTATGAATCGCTGTGCTACATTTAGCACAGTTTTTTTATTGTTTTGATCATCCAATTCTGCATGTGGTTCATATGCAACCAAATTGGCAAATTCGTCAGTAATCATATTTGTTAATTGTCCTGTAGGAATTCTTATAAGTCTCTTCATATCGTTTTCATACGATTCGTGCTCATAATTACTTACTGGATATATTGATTCTTCTGATGTCTTAGTTGTTCCGTCTGGTAATACTGCTCTAAATGTGGAATTAACCTCTATACCCCTTTTAATGAAAACTATATCATTGTACAGTATTTCTTTAGTTTCGTAATGATGGACTTGATCGGAATCTGTGTATTTCTCCTCACAGTAGTTTTGAAGGTCATATTCGGATTTTGGCCATTGTTCGTATACGTCTGTAATGTTGTTTACGAGAAGTATTACCCAATCAAGTCCAGAACTGCCAAGTACTGCTAATGCAAGATCTGAAGGTTTAATCCCATCTGGGATAGATGTGGTTTCAAACAGAGTTGTGTATTTTTCAAGATCATCTCTTATCTTACATCTTCTGAAGATATTCTTGACAAGGCGATATTTGAAGGATTCGTCATCTGTAAGACCTTCTCCAATATAGGTATTTGGTAATTGTGAAAAATATGCCATATTTAGTAACCGTCTACGATATCTTCTGTTGTGAGTAGTTTAGTCTCTGTAAATTGTACGTTTAGTACTAATGCTGGTACATTGAGCAGTGAATTACCACCTGCTCTTTTTAATGCATTGTATTGGTTATCTGGAGTATAATTTACTGTAACGTTTGTGCATACTGAAGGATGAATTTTAAAATGTAGATTACTATCTAAATCACCACCACTTGATACTAGATTTCCTTGAGAGTCAAAACGACAGAATTGTATATCAAATTTTCTTGGAACTTGGAAATATCGCTGACTTTCAGCAGTTGTCATCAATTGTTTCTTTCCTGTCCAAGGATCATCATCGCTGTTATCCCATCCAAATAGATCTTTCAATGCTTTGATTGTTTCATCAAATGGTTCGTATTTTGCTCCTTTTTTACCAATTTGGGATTTCTTTTTTCGTACTTTTCTTGCTAATTTACCAGATTCAAATGTTGGGTGAGAACCCATTTTAAACCATTGACAAATTGACCATATATTTTCTGCTTCTGTAGGGTTTCTAGCAAGCATCTTAAAACTGAAATTATGATTACGGAAACTCATGTTATTGAAGACTTGTTCCGTATAGGGGTTAAATATTCTCCCCTTTGTCATTTGCTCTAAACTGTTAATATCAACACTACCTTGTAATCCTAAAAATCCACTAATACTGTTTGCTGCCTGTACCATTGCACTTGCACCAAATTCAGGATTTGCTGCTTTTGCAGCCATTTGGATTGTTTCTGCTAATTTATCAAAATTTATATCACCTTCTACATTTGCTGCTGCGTTAGCAAGAGCAATACCACCAACTCCGAGATCTACTGTTCTATAGTTTGATTGATATGTTGTTGATAATGCTGGTGGCATATTGATGTATACCGTATCATTATCATATACCTTATCTGCTTCAACTGCACCTATATTTCCACCATAAAATGCTTCATTACTGTTTTTGAATGACATTTGGAAGCTTTTAAATCTAACCCAGTCAATTGCATAGGTAGCACCATCAGCATCTCTATGACGTTCACCATGAGATACAGGAGCTCGGTATGGGTATCTAAAAATTGACAATTTAACTACCTAAATATTAACGTGACCTGTATTTATTTATGCGTTATAAGCGAGGAAAGTACTTTCCTAAAAAACCTAATAAGTATAAAGGTGATTATCGTAATATAGTCTATAGGTCAGGGTGGGAACTTAAGTTCATGAAATTTTGTGATTATAATTCTTCTATTACCGAATGGGGTAGTGAAGAAATTATTATTCCTTATATTTCACCTGTTGATGGTAAACGTCATAGATACTACCCAGATTTTTATGTTAAATCTAAGGGTAAAAAGTATATAGTAGAGGTTAAACCATTAAGACAGACTAAAGAACCAAAAACGCAGAAAAAGGTTACTAAAAAGTATATTAATGAAGTTGTCACTTGGAGTGTCAACAATGCAAAGTGGAAAGCAGCAACCGAGTTTTGCAAAGATTATAATATGGAGTTTATGATCATTACAGAAAAGGAGCTTAGAGTATAATGCCTTGGCGTTCAGACATACCACATAAACAGCAAGCTAGATCGGGGTATCCAAGTTTGCAAGAGATGATGGCATTTTCCTTAAAAGATAAGGATTATTCTCCAGCTTCGACTAATTTATTCACAATACACATTACAACACCAGCGTTATTAAAAAACTGGCAGGCAAGAGATGATGGAAGTCATACAATATCAGATACTATTGGATATAGAGATTCAACATTTATGCCTGATGCAGGTGGTAAAGGAGGAATGTTGGGTAAATGTTTAAATTTTTATTGTCAAACTATTAGTATACCAAGTAAACAGGTTACAACTGGTTCACTTGTTAATATAGGTACTGCAACTAAGTATGCTACAGGATCTGCTTTCAGTCAAATTTCTGCAACCTTTATTGCACCTAAATCTCAACATAGTAGAAATTTCTTTGAAAGATGGATACAATTGATGGCTCCTGATGCCAATCAGTATAGTGATTATTATGATTATTATAATGCTCCTAGAATGATGATTTTTAAATGGGAGAAAGGTGGACAACGTGAAGAACCTTATACATTTGAAACTAGAAATCAAAATGCAAAGATAGAAGGATGGAATCCTAATGATAGACATCCACAGAAAGCATTTAATTATAAGTTAACTGCTAGTTGGGAGATGCAACAAGCATTTCCTTATAATCTAGGATCTACTCAGTTAAATAACCAAGCAGCACGTGCTATGACGTTTACAGTAGGATTCTTCTTTGAGCGTTATAGATTCTATACAGGAGCAGATTTCGATGAACCTGGTATAAGAACACAAATCTCTATTCCTGGAATGGGAACACGAGATAATGATTATTATGATCCTCTTGTTGATGCTCAACAGATATTTGGTGAAGTAGACGCAACACAAAAATCCCTCGGAATATGGTAAAATAATATGCCACTACCAGAAATACATTACGACCCTTGGTTTCATAAACCTCACCCCCACGACTCTATGCCTATTGCAACTGATGAACCTCTAGATCTTGCACCAAGTTCTGTAGAACCTCAAGATGAAGAGAAAGAAGAAACACCACACGAAACTGCTTATCGTTTAGCAGTTGAAAAACATAGTCCTTGGCCTGGCGGAGGTTCCGAGAACTTTCATAAATAATTTTACTGAATTGAATTTACAATGCCATTACCTACATTAACTGTACCTAAGTACAAACTGAAACTGCCTTCTGATGGCAGAACTGTCAATTTTAGACCTTTTCTTGTAAAAGAAGAGAAATTGCTACTTCTAGCAACTGAGACAGGTAGTCAAGAAGATATTGTTGCTGCAATTAAAAATATAATTGCTGAATGTACTGATATTCATGATATTGATGACCTTCCAACTTTTGATATTGAATATGTCTTCCTTCAAATCCGTACCAAATCTGTTGGTGAGGCTGTTGAAGTTAACGTGACATGTCCTGATGATGGAGTAACGGAAGTACCTGTTAAAATACCTTTGAATGAAATCAAAGTCAAAAAAGACAAGAAGCATAAGAAGGAGATTAAATTGGGTGAAGATATTATCTTAACTATGGCTTATCCTAGTTTAGATACATTTGTTCAAATGAATTTCCAAGATGAAGAACCTACTGTAGATTCTGTTTTTGAAATGGCAGCAGGTTGTGTAAAGCAAATTGCTGATGCTGAACAAGTATATGATGCTTTAGATACTCCTAAAGAAGAATTGATAGAATTTTTTGACCAGTTGAGTAGTAAGCAGTTCCAAGAAGTACAAGCCTTCTTTGATACTATGCCTAAACTATCTCATACTGTTAAGGTTACTAATCCTAAAACTAAAGTCGTAAGTGACATAGTTCTAGATGGATTAGCATCTTTTTTCGGTTAGCTCTACTCCATCAAAATTTACAGACCTTCTATGAAGTTAATTTTGCACTTATGCATCATCATAAGTGGCCATGTGATTATATTGATAACTTGATTCCCTTTGAAAAAGAGATCTATATGAATCTCTTAATGAATTATCTTAAAGAAGAAAATAGGCGAATGGAGGAGAGCCAGAGGCAACAACAAAAAGCGTAGCATTAACCAATAGTGGCAAATAAGTTTACACATAAGTTTGTAAATGCTGGAGTAAAGGGTAAACTTACACCAGCACTTTTTGCTGCAAGGAAATCTATTACTGCTACTAATAGGATAGGCAGTACAGTAGCTAGTATTGGTAATGTTGTATGGGATATGAGGCAAATTGCTGTCAAATCGGCAGCAAATAAAGTACTAGCAGAACAGGCACGAAGAAGAGCAGAACAAAGAGAAAGGGATGCTGAAGCAGAGGAAGCAGCAGAACTGGATAAATCGTTACAATCGAAAAAGGCACAGAAACCAGACGCTAAACAAAAGAGTCTTGCCGAAAAGCATTTTGGTTGGTTAAATGGGTTCCTTAGACCTATAGTAGAATTTTTTGGGTGGTTAATTAAGGTTACCCTTATTAAGAATATTCTTAATTGGCTGCAAGATCCGAAAAATAAAAAACAATTAAAAACATTTTTAAAGAAGTTTACTTTTGTTGTAAAGAAGTTATATTCATTTGCATCTTGGATTGTAAAAGATAATATTCTTGATGGTCTCGCAGATCTGTTTGGAGCTGGAGGTAAAGACGGTAAGGATTCATTCTGGGATAGAGTAAGAGGACTAGGTAAGCTCATGTTTGGGCTTACCATGATGCGATGGTTGCTCAATCCATTTGCAGCAGTAACTGATATTGTAGGGTTACTTGACTTTATAATGAATTGGCGATTGCCACCGTTGAGGATAAAAGGATTAAAGAGGCTTTGGGGTAGACGGATAAAGAAAGGGTTTAATGCACTTCGAGAGAGTAAACGTCTGAAGAAGATGGTTCAAACCATCAAGAAATTCGGCAGACCCATAATGAAGCCGATTAAGTTCATTGGGAAGCAGTTTCAGAATTTTAGGAAGGGATTTAAGGGTGTAACAAAGACAGCAGATATTGCTAAGACGACTAATACGTTATTTCCTCATATAGCAACTGGTGCTAATAAGGGTGGGAAGGCATTTGAAGCTGGAAAACAAGTTAGACAAACTCTTAAAAATTTCTTTGGACCTGGAAGTAAGTTTGGTAATTTATTAAACAAATTACCTTTTAAAAATTTCCAAGTTCCTAAACCAATGAAGCCAAACCTTTTTGGTAAGGCATTGAGTAACAGGTGGAAAAAGGCTGTTGATGGGATTAAAGCTGGTGTTGGTACTATTAATAAGTGGGGTAGTAATGGATGGGATTATCTAAGTAAACTTCCTAAAAAGGCATTTGATAAAGTTTCTAAAAGGTTCCTTGAACCTGTATGGAATAAAGTAAAACCGATTCAGAAACAAGTTTCCAATGTGACGAAACCGTTTAATAATGCGGTTAAAAATTCTCCTATTGGTAAACTTGTTAGAGGTGCAGGAGCAAAGAAGGTAGGTGCTTCAAGGTTAAAAGATGTACCTCTTTTGGGAGCACTTGTCAATTTTTACTTTGCTGTTGATTCTTTTAAGAATGGTGATACTGTTGGTGGTGTATTAGAGTCTATTGCTGGTGGAGCAGAGTTAGCTGGTTATTTAGTACCAGGTATGCAATGGGCAATACCAGCTGGTATGGCAATAGATCTGTATTTACTTTCTAGAATTATTCCTGGTGGTGTAGGTGAATCTATAATGGAATGGGAGAGAACTAAAGCTATCCCAGGAATGGCTAATACGTTTGAAAGTGCTCTTTCAGGTACTAAAAATTTAGTACAAGGTGCTAAAACACAGATAAGTAAAGCATTTGATGGTATTAATAAATGGATTGGTGCTGATAAAGAAGCACAAAAAACAAAGCATATAACTGAAGGTCAGGGTGATGGCGAAGGAATGACCAAGGAAGAATCTGATGCTGCTTATGAAAAAGATAAAACAGGTGGTAGAGGCTGGGGATTCTTAAAACTCTTTAGAAATAAGTCTCAAACTGATAAGCAAGTTAGGAAGGATGTTAAAAAGTATGGATATACTGTTCCTTCAGGTTCATTTTCTTCAGGGTCTTCACATACTGATACCACATCTAGACATAGTACTGGTTCTTCTGCTGATCAACCTCAGTTTAAGGCTAAGAAACCTTGGTGGAAAGTATGGGAAAAAGGTGGAAGACATATAGTACCATCTAAACCTTTGAGTAGTAGTGGAGGATTTATTCTTGGAGGTATTGGTAAGTTTATTGGTGGTATAGGTAAAGGTATTGGAAATGCGATTGGTGGTATAGTTAAAGGTATTGGTGGTGCTATTGGTGGCATTATTAATACAGTAAAGGATGTTTTAGGTGGTCCATTAGGACAAATCTTGATGATGGCATTACCAGTAATGTTCCCTGCTGTTGCTTGGTTGGGACCAGTATTGAAAGGTATTAATGCTGTTATGGCATTGGCAAGTGGTGACCCATTAGGGGCTATAATGTCTCTGTCTGGTGCATTTAGTAGTATTAATACTGTTAATGCTATAGCGATGCCTAAATGGATGCAATCTATGAGGTTTAGTAAGTTTGGTAACTTTATGGCAAACTTGAATGGACCAGGTGGATTCTTGAGTACTAAGATGGGTAAGATTGGTGTAGGGATACTCTCTGGTAACTATGGTGCTGCATTTAATGCTGCTATTGATGGTACATCTTTAGGTGCTAGTTTGGCTAACCTTGGTAATAAAGTTGATGAAATGGGACTCGGAGGTGTCCTTGGAGCCATACCAGGCTTAGGACCAACCCTACAGAATATGGGTCTTGGTGATGTTGTTGGAATTTCAAGTCTATTAACAGGTGATTTCTCTGCTGCTGGTTTCATTACTGGTATGGCAGAAAAGCATGGTTATGGTGGACTTGTTAAGGCAGCTCTTGGTATGGTCGGAGGTAATTTTGAACAGGGTATGATAGATCTTGCTAGTGAAATGGGTGTAAGTCCTGAAATGTTTGGTGTTATTGATACATTACAAATGTTAAGGGAAGGTGGTGAATCAGAGAAGCAAAAAATTATGCAGGAGATTGGAAGTATATCTGTTGTTAGTTTCCCTGTTGTTATTCAAAAACTTTTATCAATTCCAACACCAGTTGGAGTTGAGTCTGGAGGTGGAGGTGGCTCTAGTGGATCTGGTGGACTTCTAAGTCGATTGGGATTTGGTAAATAAATAGAATGACGAGGTATATTCTCTAATGGCAAGTATCCAAAAGTCATCAAAAATTAATATGTACAAGTTCGTCAATACTGACGATCAAGGTGCATCTGCGGATCCTGTTGCCAAAAGTATTAACGTACAGACTCAAGCATTAAACAATATGGGTCGTACCATTAATGGTATTGCTCAAACTGTCGTAACTTTAAAAAATATTGCTCTTCATAGATTAAAGCAAGAAGAGAAAGCAGCACGAGAAAAATTTAAACCGAAATATACTAAGCAAAGACAAAATCCATTCAAATCTTTAATGCTTAGTGTGAAAGCATATAAAGTTAAGGGATTCTTAGAGAGTATGCTTTCATTCTTAGGAAGTTTACTTAAAATATTCATTATTAGACCAATATTAAATTGGTTATCAGATCCAGCGAATAAACAAAAATTAGTTAAGATATTAGAAGGTACTTGGAAGGTATTAAAAGGTATTACTGAGTTTCTTGGTAGTCAATTTGTTCATGCTATAAATGAGCTCCATGATGTTCTGAGTGGTGAAACTAGTGTTTGGAAAAAGATAACATCATTCACTAAACTTTGGATTAAATTTGCTCTTGGCTTCATGGCCATCAAGTTCTTAAGAAATCCAGTTAAACTCTTAAGATCTGTAGCAAATGTTGGCAGGATGCTTGCCATCAAAACAAAATTAGCGAAGGCACAATTAGTTAAGAGGAAAAAATTCTTAACTGGTGGTAAATGGGCTAGAGGTAAATGGTTACTTGGTGGTGCTGTTGGTGCAACTGTACTTTGGCAGTTTGCTCAGTGGGCATTAGGTAAGAAGGAGAAAGAAGAATCTGGTGATGATAGTACTCCTAATTCTGGTGGAGGTGCTGATAGAGGTAAAGATAGGGCATTCTCTATACAGGAATATGGTGAAGATCTTACCACTGCTATGTACGATGCATTAGGATTAGAAAATCCTAATGAGAAGAAGAAAGAGAAGAAGAATATGTGGAACCCGAAGAATTGGTTCGGGGGTAAAAAAGATAAAGAATCTAAGAAGGATGGTAAGGATCCTAATGCATTAGGAATTCTTGCTGGAATGTATACGGCAAATAAACAGTTTGAACATCTGATTAAAACATTTAAGGAAGAGAGTTCAGAATTTAGCGGTAAGATGAATGATGCTGATGGTGCTGGTAAAGCAGAACTAATGCTTAACCTTGCTGCTACACTTGAATCAGCATTGGGTAGTAAAAACCAAATGTTCCAAAAACTGCAACTGCAGACTCAGAATCTTGTTGAGAGTGCTTCAGGTGTTGCTAATGGTGATAAGACTAGTCTTGGTGAATTTTTAAAATGGGCAGGACATGATGTTCAATCTAGAGAACAAGGTGGTCCAATTGGTTCTTTTGAAAAGGGTGGACAGTGGTTAAATGGTCCTAATAGTGGATACCCTGCAGCTCATAACGGGCAACCATTAATTGCTCACGGGTTAGAAGGATTGTTTACTAAGCCTGGTAGTAAGGATGGATTTATAGTACCATTTGATAATGCTGCAACTAGAAAAGATCCATTGTTAACTATGGTGAGGTTAGCACAAGCTAAGAAACTTGGATTTAAAAATGGACCACCAGGATTTGAGGGTGGTGGATTAGGATTAGCTAATCTTAAGAATAATAAGACATATAGAATATCTCAGGATAAAGGATGGTTTGAAAAATCTAAAATTAAATCTGGTGGAGGAGGTAATTGGTTCACCAATATGTTTAAAGGTTGGGGTGGTGATAAAGGAAGTGGTGGTAACTGGGGATTAGGTGCAAACTTTGGTCAGCAGTATCAAGAACCTGGTTCAGGTGGATTAGGATTGGTACAAAGATTGATTGCTTCTCATCGTGGAGATGAACTAACTTCAGCATTATTAGCAAGAACAATCTTTAATAGAAAGGCTGCTATTGATAAGACTGGTAATCCCCAAATGTTTAAAGCGAAGAGTGGAAGTTTCCATGATATATTACATGCACCAGGTCAGTATCCTAATGTAGAAAGTGGTAAGATAAAGGGTTCATTCTCTAATTCTGAGTTGAATGCTGCTGGTAAGGCTATGAAGTTAGCAAAAGAAGCACATAAACTTAAAGAACGTTTAGGTGACAGTGGATTAGATCCAGCTAAAACGCAGCAATTACTAACTTCTACCATATTCAAACCTGGTTCTGGTTTAAATAAAGGTGGACTAATGGGATTACTTACTGGTGGTGGAGGTGTTAGATTTGGTAAATATACATTCCAGAATAAACCATCTAATGCTATGAATGCTTTGATGGGTGGAATGAATCCATTAATGATGAAAGGTATGATGACTATGATTACTAATCTAGTCGGAGGAAAGAAAGATGGTGGATTTGGTAGAGATCTTATTATGACACTTGCTAGTGGAGTTCTAGGTGGTGGGTTTGGAAAAGAGGGAGGTAAAGGTGGTGGAATGATGGATGCTTTATTTGGAATGTTTGGTATGCCTACTCAGAGAGGTGGACAAAAGGATAAAAAACCTTCTATGTCTGGTGGTTTAGGACAGGTATTACAAGGTATATTTGGTGGTAAAGGTGGAAAGGATAAGAAAGAAGAGAGGATGGAGTTTAAGAAGAGAGAGAATGAAAGACATAGACAGATAATGAAGTATGAAGCATCACAGCAGAAACGTAATATCATGTCTAGATTGCATGACCAAGCTAGTCAAAATGCTAGAGAGATTACATCAGCAGTTAACTCATCCAATAAATCTGCTGCTAGTCAGGCAAGAATGGGTGCAGAAGCTGTTGCTAGATTATCTCAACAGGCACAACAATCAAAAGGAAATGCCTTTATGAGTGTATTCAAGTCAATAGCAACACAACTAAGTTCATCTAAGAAAAAATAATTATGAGTAGCAAGAGAGCTAACACAGCAGAAATCGATTTTAAAATTAGCCTCTGGCGTAATGGTAAGAGGATGGAGAATGCTTCTGGTAAGTATGAACTTGCTGAATTTGTCAAGGGTTTTGAAATTGTAGAAGCGGTTGAATCTGCTACTATTGAAGCACGTATTATTGTTGAAGATGCTGCTGGACTTATGGGAGCATTGACTGGTTCTGAAGTATTTAAATTAACTATATTTCATTTCACAGGTAATAGGGATTATTGGTTGAGGTGTGTTCATATTGAGGATAGAGTTAGAACAGCACAAACAGCAGATGTTTTTATCGTTAATTGTGTTTCTGATGAGTTTATTAAGAATGAAATTAAAAATGTTTTTGGTCATACTGAAAAGATATTTTCTGGTTCTATAGAGGCAACACAGATTATTAGGAAGTTGGTAAGAGATAAGAAGTACTTAGGAAGTAAGAAACGTATGTTCTTAGAGCAGACTATCAATAAACAGAGGTTGGTTATTCCTAATTGGAGACCAATTGATGTGATTTATTGGGTTGCTGAAAGATCTGTTCGTAAATCTAAGAAAGGTGGAGTATTACAGAATGGATTTAATTTCTGGGAATCTGCTTTAGGATTTCATTTTAAATCAATTGATAAGATGATAGATGATGTTAATGAACAGAAGGAAGAATACACAGATCATGTAAAAGGTAAACCAGCACTTTATACTTACACATATTCACCTAAAGGTATGAAGGTTGATGCAGGTGAAGACCAATATAAGATTGATAGTGTAATTTTCCCTGAAGAGAGAAGTTATCTTATGGGGTTAAGACATGGTTCATGGTCTGGATATAGTATTGGGTTCGATCCAGTTTCTATAAACCAATCAAGACTTGGTGTTAGTACTGATATGAAACAGAAAGAATATAACTATGCTCTTAAAAAGGTATGGAAAAAAATGTCTCATGTTGGTGGTACAAATTATGTCAATCCTAATACTTTGATGGATAAAGAAATACAAAAAGTTCTTGACCAACCAAAGAGAGTTAGATATACTATGATACCTAATCAGTTATTTGATCCAAAATATAAATTGAATCCTCAAAAAAATTATGAAGAGGTTGTTGAACTTCAAGCATACGAATACTTACGGAGAGAGACACTAAAAAATATTAAATTATCTATTACTATTCCAGGTAATTTAGATCTCTATGCTGGACATGGTATACAGGTTAAGTTACCAGGAACCTTCAGATCTGGTACGACAGTACAGAATGATAGGAAGTATAGTGGTAGATATATTATTATGGGTGTACGTCATCATACTGGAGATGGTCTTAAAATGAAGACAGAACTGTTGCTAGGTCGAGATAGTATACTAGGATAATAAATAGTTATTGTTACCTAGTAACGGAGATTAAAATTATGAAAACTATCGAAGACCATATTAAGGCAGATAGAGACATTCTTGATAACCCAACAATTAGTCCTGCAGCTCGTAGGCATGTTGCAGAAGAGTTACATGAATTAGAAACTTATCGTGAGCATCACATAGCAGAGATTAATGCTGGTGACCATCATGATCCTAATACCATTGAACTATTCTGTGAAATGCATCCTGATGAGCCAGAGTGCCTAGTGTATGACGATTAATGAGAGATTTTTTATCATGGTTACTTGGAACTTGGTCTAATAAGCATCAAGCACAGTCAGCTCCTACTTTATACAAATCTGTATCTGTAAGATGGGAGCAAAACGGTGAGTTTATAAATTCGATTCATTGGGGTAGGAGAACACCTCATGATCCATATTTAAAAACTTATAAGAAATTAGTAGAGGTATCGGATAAAGAAGTTATTTTAGAACATTGGGGTGGAACCTATAGTGGGTTGCAACGCAATGAAGATTGTGATATGGTATTAAAATTTGATGGTGTAGCATGGTTAGGTAAGTTTGATACTAGCATGGATGAAACTGGGGAAGTTATAACAGGTCATGCTGAACTTGGTGTCTATGGACATAAACTTTTTATGAGGGATAGATTTTTGGATTCTAAGGGTAGGATTGTCTGGGGTGCAGATGAAATTTATAAGTACCTGAGAGTTCAATAAATATACATGATAAGACCCTAATAAAAATGAACCAGACAATCGATGGTATAATCAATGAGAATAATATTAACTTTGTAGGGAAAGACGGATTTTTCTGGTGGGTTGGTGAAGTTGAAGATAATGAAGACCCTATGGAATTGGGTAGGGTTAGAGTTCGTGTGCTTGGATACTATACTAATGTTCGTGGTGGTACTACAGCAGATCTAAAGACAGACCATCTTCCTTGGGCAACAGTATTACAACATACATCTCAAGCTGGTAATGATGGGCAAGGAGAATCTTCAGGACAGTTGCAACCTGGTGCAGTTGTTATGGGATTCTTTATGGATGGTGATGATGCACAGATGCCAATAGTAATTGGTGTTATGCGTGTTAATAAAGCTACAGAATCAAGACAGATAAAGGAATTTGCTTTCACTGGTGAAAGTATGAAAGCAAGTAGTACTGGAACTATAAATCCTGCATCAAATAGACCAGGAGACCCTAATGGTATTGGGTCAGATAATTTTAGAAGACCAGGATTGCAAAATAATAGTGTATCAACAGTTGCAGCAACTACAACTACAGAGATTGGAGGTAAGGGGTCACCACTTAATGTTGGTATGACTCCAGGTATTAATGGTAGTGCTGGTAATCCTCAAAAACCAAGACAACCTGAGAAACCAATACCTGCTGCTAATGGTGTTGGTGGACCTTGGAAGAGTTTAGATTATACATTATCATATCTTATAGAAGATCTTGCAGACCAAGCAGGTTTGTTAGTTAAATCGGGTGATGGTCAATATTTAAATGTTATTACTGGAACTCTTGTAACAAATGCAGAACTTACTGCAAAGATACAAAATTTCTTAGGTACTGTATTCACTCAAGTTGTTAGTGCTATGCGTACAGCAACCTCTACTCTTATTGATGATTTGGAGTTGTCTGTTTTATTGAATAAGTCAACTGGAGCACCTTATGTAATACAAACTACAGTACAGGCAGAAGTTAGTAAAATATTATCTAGTCTATGTGCTATTGATAATAATCTAACAGATTTTATTAATACACCATTAACTACTGTAACATCTAATTTAGATTCATACTTAGGTAGTCTGATTGATAAACCAACGTTTGTTACTCAGGGTGTTGAAGGTGTTATTAGTATTGTAATATGTAATGTTGAAAAGTTATTGAATAATCTTACTACAGTAGTATCACAAACTGAAGAAGTAGTTGCTAATTACCAAGATGCAAAAGAAGTATTAGATACCTGGAAAGCAGGTAATAAGATATTCTCTGAGAAGACTAATTTATTTACTAAAGACGTTAATACATTAACTGGACTAATAAAGTTATTTGTTGAGTTTTCTGAATCTGGTTGTGTTAGACCACCTAAAAGTGGAGAAGATAATGTTGGATGGTTCCCTTTATTTGGTGTAACTCATTGTACTCCTGAAGAATTTGCTTCCATAGCAGTACTTAGAGGTGAGACTAGAGGTAAGTGTGGAGAGTCTACTACTATTGCTGGTGGACTATTTGATTCTGTATTCTCTGAAGCAGATCCTTATTTAACTACTGCTAAGACACAAGTTAATGGTTCATTTGAATTGTATGTTGGTACACCTGGTCGTCAAGCAACTATTATAAAGAGGGAGAATGGTACTACACATACTTCAGTAAGTTTGAATAATGCTATGCACCAAGAGTGGATGGCTAAGAGAAAGATTAAAGAAGACTTCCCAGATCTATCAGAGGATGAAGTTAGTATTGCAGCAGCAGAGGCAGTTGCAGCATCAACTAGAACAACGTCTTCACAGACTGCTTGGGTTAGATCTGCTGACAATTTACCAGATGGTGTACAAGGTTTATGGAGTGACTTCTTAAAAACTTATGGTGTTTATCCATCTAATACTTCAGCATTACTAGGAACACATACTGGTACATGGGAAGTAGTTGTTACTGTTGAGGGAACATATACTTTTGATGTTCAAGCGGATAATCAAGGTAGTATTTCATGGGATGGAGTAACTCTAGGTCAGACATCAATGTTCCAATCTCATAATGTAACATCTACATTTACTATAGAGAATGTACAAGCAGGTACACATACTATTAAAGGTAGTATAACCAATGTATATACTGAAAATGCTGGTTCTGGATGGGAAAGAAATCCTGCTGCTATTGCATGGACATTAAAAGATCCTACAGGAACAGTTGTAAAAACATCTCTCGATTCATTCCCAGTTAGATATCATCCTAGTACTGCTGCTAATGGAGATGAGGGTAATTTACTTGCTGACCATATTAGTTGGGCTGGAACTAAAACTGAAGAAGTGCATGGAGATGATGCAAAGGTTATTGATAATGATTATTGTAGAACAGTTCAGGGTGACTATAGGTTAAAGGTAACAGGTGACTGTCATATTGAAGTTGGAGGAGGATTCTTCTTTAGTGCTCAAGGTGCTCCAAAATCTGTTAGTAAACATGGACATCCTAAGAATAAAGAAATTCAAAAGCATGTTATTAGTTTTGGTTCTGACGTTGATATGAATGTTGCTGGTGCTGCATTTGAAATGCAAGCAGCAAATTTAAGAATGGCAGCAACTAAGACATCTATTACAGGTAAAGAATTTGAAAATGCATCAAAACTACAGAAGTATTCTGGTGTAGAGTGTATTATCAGTGCTGATAATTCTATTGAAATGGTTACTACTGCTTTGTATCAGAAGATTAATATTAATAAGAATCCTGCTGCTACTAAGTCTGGTATTAGTACAATATGTCATGGTTCTGTAGATCTTGCTCTTATGCCTGGTGGTTCTACAACTGATAATGTTCCTAGATTTACAGTTGCTAATCCTTCAGGACCAGTTTCTATGCAGTGCGGTTCAACTGGATTTAATTTGAATGTAATGGAAGGTGCTTATAATGTAATGGCACATGATGGACTTATTCGTATGGAGTCTAAGACTGGACCAGCAACCATTAAGGCAAAGGGTGCTATTGGTATAAATTCAGTTGCAGGTGCCATTTCTCAAACTGCCACCTCTATTTTCCTAAATTAAAATACCTGTGGTATAATATCGTTATGGATGAACTACGACAACAACAACTAATAGAACTCAAGGAAATACTTGAGGATACTATTCAATATTTTTGTGATGAGAACATGGTCTCTGGGGAAACCGCATGGAACATGGTAGGTGCTTTATCTGATGCAAAATTAAACGTGGAATTTACTAATGACTGACATTCAAGATGTAACAGAAGAAGAGGCATGTAAAAACCTCAAATTTCTTTTGACTATGACTGAAAGGAATCGTACTGTTTGGAGAATTAAATCTCCAGAAGGTGCGGTTGCTTTGTTGTCACCAGTACTTCAATCTGGTCCTCCAGTTGATGAGGAAGTACTGAAGCAAGTTGAGGAATTCCAACAGGATTTTGTTGACAATCCCAACTAAATATCTTATAATCATCTAGTAACTGAGCAGACCGATGCGTCTTAAAAGCCATGAAACTCCTAGAAAGCGAGGACGCAACACCAAATCCCGTCTAGCGTCTGCTCGCTTACGACAATTAAAGAAACGTACAAAATTATTCGTGAAGAAACTTTATAATGAGTAATCTTATAACACTTTTCCCAATGCTGATTCATCAGTTTGATATTCCTGATTTTGATGCAGATGCTATAGAGAAGTATTGTTATGGTGAACAAAGGATAGACCCAGAAGGAAAACAAAAATCTAATAGAGGAGGGTGGCAATCTCAAGATCATTATTCTAGGTTTGATAATATCTTAAGTAGAACTCTTATGAAGGGATTAAATAAATGGTCTGAAGGTGATATCCTTCAGAAAGGAACTCAAATGGAAGTTGGTGCAATGTGGATTAATATAAATGGTACTAACTGTTATAATATGAAACATAATCATCCTAATTCTGATTTGTCTGGAGTATTTTGGGTTAAGGGATCTGGTCCAAATATAGGTTCTTTAGTATTTGATGATTCTAACAACTATTCAAGATTTCAAGAAAGTGTATGTTATAGTGACAATTTTAAAACTTCTAATAATCTATGGGACCAATTTACATTTGAACCTACAATAGGACAATGCATTATTTTTCCATCATGTCAGGATCATAATGTGGAAAGTAATCAAACAGATGAAGAAAGAATATCAGTTTCTTTTAACATGACACTTGACATAGATTTTAATTCTGCTACAATAGGCAAAGCAATTAACAAATAGAGGGAGTACAAAAGATTTCCGATTAGAAGGAACGCCCTCTACCTATATAAACCAGCGTATCAAATGTTACTATGAGAGATCAATTATTAAAAGCAATATCTGCCCATGCTAAAGGTGAGATTGAAAGACACAGAGCAAACGTTGAAGTATATCTTAGTAATCCTGCTGGTATAGGTGAACATTCAGATATAACAGATGCAATTCAAGTAGAAATAGACAAGATCTCTCGTTATCATGACCAGATAGAAGTAATAAATACCTATCTAAGAGATAAGAAAGGCACAATACAGTTAGATGAATGACTTTAAAGCAGCAAAGAGATTAATAAAATTAGCAAAAGAACATCCTGATTGGTATTCCAAAAAGGATGTTTTTTATGCAAAACAAGTAAAAAAACAACACAAAAAACTTAAAAAGAAAACTAACTCTGATTATGGCACTGACACAACAAGTTGAAGATTCTCTTAGAGAAGCACAACTAAATCTGAAGAATGCACTTGCGTATTCTGCTCGTAATGAAGAATCATATATTAGTAAGCATATTGCTGATATGATGATGCAGATAGATAATCTTATACTAGTTGATAGTATTAAAGATCATTTGAGAGTTGAAGATGAGTGAAGTTCCTGAGTATTATCAAGATAATATGCTAGCCTCAACGGTAGCACAATTTCCTAGTGGAACAATGTTCCATGCGTTTTCGACACCGATATACGCAACTAGGATTAAAGATAATCTTGATGCAATTCAGACAGAACTCAGTAGATCTTATAGAAAGACTACTTTTACATATAAAGAAGAGTTTGGGATGACACATCAGTTGTCAGATACTACTTTTTCTGGTAATGTTATAGTTGAACATGGATTAAAAGAATTTGAACAAGTAATCCATTTTCATCTTTGTAATTACATGACAGGGATAAAATTTCCCCAGGATGGAGGTAGGAGTAGTAAGACTAAAATAGAGGATGTAAAATATACAATCTCACAATCTTGGTGGTCTAAATTTGGACATAGAGATTATGCTCATGTACATAATCATGGTAATAGTGATGTATCTGGAGTGTACTATTTCAAAGCACCATCTAGTGAAGAGATAGCATCTTTTGACACTCCTTGGGGTACTCAACCAGAAGGAAATATATATTTTAGTTCACCTGCACCTTCTTCAGTAACATCATTTGTTTATGCTCATTATGCATTTAAGCAAAGTATGTTAGCAGAAGTGGGTAAAATGGTATTATTCCCTGCTTACTTAGATCATGGTGTAACAACTAATGAAACAAAAGAAGATAGGGTAAGTTTAGCATTTAACATTAATTTTGATAGAGCATGACTAAAACAACTGACTTAGTGTCTGAGATTGAAGGGTTAACTGTATTACTTGGTGGAACCCTAACAACATCTACTACATATGATAGTACTGGTAGAACATCTAAAAAGATTACTATCGAGTATGATATAAAACAAGAAAATAAAAATGGTTAGTTTAAAACGAACATTTCATGCATTGAAGGAATGGGATAAAAGATGGGCATTTAAGTTCCAAGGTAAGTTTGGACTATCTAACTATCAAATGTTTTGTGCTTGCTTTGCAAAAGGATTTATTATTGGTGCTATTCTATTATGAAGAATTATACAGAAAATAGAAGAAGATTGAAAGATCTGTTAAAATCTTATGCTTATCGTAAAGGTGAGTTTAAACTTTCTTCAGGTCGCACAAGTGAACACTATGTTAATTGCAAACCTGTTATTTTAAGAGGTGATGGATTAACTTTAGTTTCTAATTTATTATTAGAACATATACATCTTGGTTCTAATTGTGTAGCTGGACTTACTTTAGGTGCAGATCCATTAGTTAGTGGTGTTGTTATGGCATCTCATAGATTTTGGGATGAGAGTGCATTTAAGTTTGGGGTTCCTGGTGGTATAATAGTTCGTAAGAAACCTAAAGGGCATGGAACTGGAGCATGGTTAGAAGGACCACTTCCACCTCAAGGAACTGTAGTAACAATATTAGAAGATGTTATCACTACTGCAAAGTCTGCTATATTTGCTGCTGAAAAGATTCGTGATGCTGGATATTTTGTAGACCATATAGTTTGTATCGTAGATAGGCAAGAAGAAGGTGAGGCAGACAAAGTATGTAAAGATGCTAAGATAAGATTAACAAGTATATTCAAATTAGATGATATTGTTCCTATGTTTGATGATTCTTTTAAATCAAATGACCATGAGCATATGAGTCTTAACATGGCTAAATAGACATGTAGCAAAGGTATGATTATTCGTGGCAACTAAGAAGATATCACAGTTAGAAACAATATCAGACTCCAATCTATCGGGTGAAGCAATTTTACCTGTTGTTGTATCTGACCCATTGATTCCTAACAGGAAAGCAAAAGTAAATCAATTATTTAAAGGGGTATCACAGGGAACCAAAGCGGAACCTGGTCTTACCTTTGATCTTGATAGGGATACTGGTTTATACCAGAATGCCTATGACCAAATAGGTGTTGCTTTTGGAGATGGTGGTTTATATTGTACACGACTTGATAATGGTAACAGTAGTACATCATTATATGTAAACGCTGTTGATGATGTTGCTAATAATACTGATATAGTTTTTGCTCCAAAGGGTACTGGTGCTGTTAAAGTAACAGGTCAGTTCTTAATTGAGGATGGTTCTTTTGTATTGGAAGATACTCAAGGTCCGAGAGCAAGATTTGAGGTTGGTAATGTAGGAACTGGTAATAGTATCAGGATATTTACATTTCCAACTATTACTCAAGGTAGTGGTACTACTATAGTTGGTGATGATACTACTCAAACATTAACAAACAAAACTGTTCTTATTGATGAGGATAACTTTGTTATTGTTGATGGCACAGAGGAAGCAATCTTCCAAATTAATTGGCCAACGACTTCAGGTACTAGAAGATCTTATTTCTTACCTGATGCTGGTGCTGTAACAACAGCAACAGAACCTACTGCTACTTCATCTACTTTACTTGATACTAAAACTGAGCAAACAGTCTTAAGTAAGACTCTTGTTAATCCAAGATTTGTTTCTAATGCAGATGTTGGTACAAGTTATGCTCAATTTTCTACTGGTGGTTTATCAGGTAATAGAACAATAACTATTCCTGACTTAAGTTTAACTTTAGTTGGAACAGATGCTACTCAGGTTTTAACTAACAAGAGTATTGGTGGATTGATACTTCAAGACAGCACTGATGTAACTAAGAAACTTAATTTTAATCTTTCTAATCAGAACGCATTAACAAATACAAATTATCAGTTTCCAGCTACATCTCTACTAAATAATTCAGGTAACGTCATTACAACTTTAGTTGTTGAGTTAGCAGCTCAGGATCTAAAGAATAAGACAATTTTCTCTCCTACTATAAGGAGTGTAAATAATAACAACGGTTCTGCTGTTATTGAAGTGGATAACTTGACGGCAAATAGGATAATTAGATTCCCTGATGCTGACGCAACTCTTCTTTCTACGGAAAACGTTACTGTTGATGATGTTAACTTTGGTGCTGGTATTGGTGCAGCAAACTTAACTTCACGAACACGATTACAACAATTCTTTTACGCAGGTTTTTAATTAACAATGGCAGACCAAGGACTCTTAGCACAATCAAAACCAGGAGCAAATACCAACGTGCTTTTGTACGGTGCTGACACTGATAAATCAGCAAGTGCTGTATTGACTATCGCAAATGATGGAACAGGTTCAGCATATAAAGTTGGTATAAAGGATTATGACCAAAAATTAACTGTTGGTTCAGGTGCTCTTCTTCACGAAGGTGATGTAATTACTGGATATAAAGTAACAGTTAATAACGCTATGTCTGATGCTACTGGTTTAGTGGCAGGAAATGAGATAACAAGTGATGACAGTGAAAAGAGTTTTTTCTTTGAATCTTTTATAGTACCTGATTATACAGAATATTTTGTTAAAGATGTTTTACTTAGAAACGTTACTACTGAATCAGTAACTGGTACGTTTACTGTTGGTGAAACAATAACCAAAGGTACTGGTGGTGATACAACAACAGCAGTTATTTACAATGTAACTGGTACTATACTTAGTCTTGGACCTTCAACTATTAATGGATCTGGTGCAGAATTCGCTGATGGTGATTCTATAACTGCTTCTGGTGGTGCTACAGCAACTGTATCTACTGGTGGTATTGCAACAGGTGTTCAAACTTGGGTTTTCTCTGTTACAACTGCTGGCGGTACTTATAATTCTTACGAAACGGATAATTTACAAGTATTTGGGGATAGGATTTATAGATTTAATGTTGGTGATTCCTCTATGAGTGGTAGAGATTTTAAAATATCACTTGATATTAATGGTGAGTGGGGATTAGATGGTATTGCTGGTAACGCTGATGATGGTACAGAATATACCACTGGTAAGACTTCGAGTGGTGCTGAAGGTGATGGTGCTAATGGTTATATTCAATATGACTTTAGTCAAAATACAACATTAACTGGATTACTTTACTTCTATGATGGAGGTACTGGTACTGCTGGTAATAATATTTACGGTGGTAGTACACGTAATATGACAATATCAACTACTTTTACATACCTTGATATGTTTGTTTATAATGTAAAAGGAACATGGACTAATGGTGCTTCAACATTTACCGCAGCAGGTACAACATTTACTGTAACTGCTCAAGATGTCCAACCATACGGATATGTTCGTAGTTATAGTGGAACTGATCTTAAAGTAATTAAGGGTATCAATTCTCCTGATTTTGCTGGTAGTGATACCTTTAGAGATGCACCCAGACAGTTAAGTGCAGATAGATCTACTGTTACTGTAAGTTCTGTTGATGTTGCAACTACTGCTCTTGAAGATGCGAGTTATCTCGTTAATGGCACTACCAATGGTAACAATGAAGTTGATAGAATAACTTCTATTGTTGTTGGACCAGGTGAGAGATTAATTGTTAATAGTACTACTGCTAATAACTCATTTAATCTTATTGGATTTGAAGATGCTTCAACAGCATTATCAACTAGAGTATTTGGCGGTGCATAATACTGTCTAATAAATAACCATATAGGAATAGCGTATAAGTAATGTCACTAACTAGGTTAAAGAATATTATTACGTCCCGTACGGGACGTATTATCTACGTCAACCCTGACGATTTCGATGCGTCAGACGCTATTGATAATAGGGGTAACTCTGCATTGCGTCCTTTCAAGTCATTGCAACGTGCATTTCTTGAGGTGGCAAGGTTCTCATATAGAGTTGGTTTAAGTAATGACGAATTCGATGCATTTTCAATTTACTTATATCCTGCTACTTACGAGATTGATAACAGACCTGGTGATGTATTATATACAAACGTTGCTCCTATTGACGCTAATTCCAACCTAGACTTAACATCCCCTAATAATGTACTATACAAATACAACTCCGTTGAAGGTGGTGTCATTGTACCTAGAGGTTGTTCTGTTGTTGGTACTGACCTTAGAAGAACTAAAATAATTCCAAAGTATGTTCCTTATCCTACAACATACGCTGCTAAAGGTATAAACACAGAAGAGCAAGTACCTGCAAGAACCGCAATCTTCAAAGTAACTGGTGGTACTTACTTCTGGCAATTCTCATTCTTTGATGGTGCAGAAGAAGGTGTATATTTCAAACCTGATAGTGTAGAGACATTACCACCTAAGTATTCACATCATAGACTTACATGTTTTGAGTTTGCTGATGGTTTAAATCCATTATCATCTCTTATTTCACAAGGAACTGTTCCTAATGCAGATTACTCTGCTGTTCCTAATATACTTTCAAGAACAGACTTAGACATATATTATCAGAAGATATCTAAAGCGTTTGCTACAATTCCTGATACTTCTGGAGATCCAGCAACTGACCAGATTCAGGCAAGGGTTGAGGAAAACAGAATTGTTGGTCCTATTTCTGATGAATATAGAGTCCTACAGATTACAAGAAACGGTCAAACTGCAACTGCTGTTACTGTTGATGAGTTCGATAACCCAAGAGATCATGGATTCTCTGTTGGTGTTAACATTAACATCTCTGGAGTTACTGGATCAACTGGACCGTCATCTGAAGCAGACGCAGGAGTTTATAACGGATCTTTCACGGTTACATCTGCATCTGGTAACGTCTTTACTTACCAAATGCAATCAGAACCAACAGGTAATGCTGTAGGTTCAAACATAAGTGTTAAGACTGAGATTGATACAGTCGACTCTGCATCACCTTATGCTTTCAACTTATCACTAAGATCAGTGTGGGGTATGAATGGTATGCACGCTGATGGTGCTAAGGCAACTGGTTTCAAATCAATGGTTGTGGCACAGTTTACTGGATTGTCACTACAAAAAGACGATAGAGCATTTGTAAGATATAACGCATCAACTGGTAACTATGATGTAGCAACTGCTGGAGATGGTGCTCACCTAGACGGTTTCGCTGAATACCGTAAGGGATGGGGACACAGACACATCATGGCATCTAATGATGCTTTCATTCAGGCAGTTTCTGTTTTCGCTGTTGGATTCCAAGGTCACTTCACTGCTGAAAGAGGTGGTGACATGTCAATTACCAATAGTAACTCTAACTTTGGTAACACTGCACTTAGATCTGCTGGATTTAAAGCAAAATCATTCTCTAAAGATAAAGCAGGTGCTATAACTCACATCATTCCACCTAAAGCATTAGGAGTTATTTCAACTACTGCAACTGGTTCACAGGGTTCTAATACAGTTACACTGGCAAATGATGGATCTGTGGAAGGTCTTCAAGAAGGAATGACAGTACATAATGAGAATATTCCTGCATCTACAACAGTTGTTAGTTTTAACACTAACACAAGGATGGTTACATTAAGTGCTAATAATACTGGTACAGTTACAGGTAATATTATATTTGGTGAGGAAGTATCTGTTAACTGGACAAACATAGATATTCAAAGAACAATTCAAGTTAACCAAGCATTAGCAGGATTAGGTCAAGTTCCAGGAACAAGATTGTATCTATATGGTTATACAGTTTCAAATGCACCACCATCTACTAGAGTACAGGGTTTTACAATAGGTGCTAGACAAGACGGTGAAGGAAATGCTGCAGTACCAGATAAGTTAAATGTATTGTTGACTGCTAATGGTGCTACTGAGGCAACCATACACACTGCTAACATTGCACCTTATGGACCTTCAGTTTCTGGTCTTGCTGCTGGTGTTGCTGGATCACCATTACAATATGATGCTACATTATATGATTTAGATGGAGATGCTACTGCTGAGTCTGTTGGTGGTTGGTATTTAACAGTTGATTCTAATAACAATGACATCTATACAACAATAACAACTAACACAACACTATATCAGAACGCAAACTTTACTCCTACTACATTCTTTAAGAGAATACCTGACAAGAGAGATTTACAAGATAGGACATATCGTGTAAGATATGTAATCGATAAGGATAAGACTAATCCACTTCCAAGAGATCCTATCTCTGGTTATGTAATGCAACCATTGAATAGTGATTCAACATCTTATAAGTTGGATAAGTGTTATTACATATATGATATCGAAATTGTACAAGAATTCGAGAGAGGCGTTAATGATGGAATCTATTACATTACCTTCCTTTGTGCATCTATTTCACCTTCAACTTCTAATTTTAACGACAGGAAGTTCAGTCAAAACGTCAACGAAGTCTATCCTACGTTTGACAGAGACAACCCTCTTGGTGACCCTGATCCTGCTGTATCCGTCGCTGACAACCAAACTATCGGTTTAGTATATGCAACTGATGGTGCTACACCTACTCCTGCAAAAGATCCACAAAGATCTATTACTAAGGAGTCAACTTTATTCCTATTAGCAGATTCTGGTTGGACACAACCAGGAACAACACCAAACTATGACTCTGTAAACCAGAGACTATCTAATGTTAGAATAACAGATAGAATTGGTGATGAGGAAGAAAGGAAGATTAATATCCGTGAGGATAATCAAGGTGCTGTTGCTCCTATTCCTGTTGAGTTTAGACGACATTCAATTCTAAGATCAGGTAACCATACGTTTGAGTATCTCGGTTTTGGTCCAGGTAACTATTCAACTGCCTTCCCTCAAGCACAAGTTGAGACACTAGACTCTAATCAGGTTAAGTTCTCTCAGTCTATTAAGGAAGAAGCAGGTGTTGCTTTCTATTCTGGTCTTAACTCAAATGGTGACCTATTCATTGGTAACCAAGTTATTAACCCAGTTACAGGACAGATCACTAACGAGGATATTGCACAGTTGAATGTTATTGGTGAAGAGGATACAACGATTGAGACATTCTCTGAGTTAGTATTAACCGATAAGTTAACTGTAATTGGTGGAGCATCTAACCAGTTAGAATCTATATTCGCTGGTCCTGTTACATTCCAAGCATTAACTACATTTACTGAACAAATCCAAGCAAGGAGGATTTCTTACTATAACCAAGATGGTACTGTTATTAAACAAACATTACTAGCACCATCTGATGCAAGCGATCAACCTGACTTTACCAATGTCACAGGATATGATACTCCTGCTGATGGTGACTTAGTTTATAATATTAACTGGACTCCAGGTAAAATGCTTGGATGGATATATTATCAGGGCAGTTGGGTTGAGTTTGGTCTAACTGATACTGGTGTGTTTGATATTCAGACATTCAATGGTCAGGTTAATGTTGGTATTGGACAAGATGCCATTGCAAACTTTAGACTTGCTGTTTTAGGTGATACTAAAGTTGACGGTAACTTACTTGTTACTGGTAGAGGTGGTGTTGGATCTGATAAGTATGTGACTAAAACATATACTGGTGACGCATCCACATTAACATTTGCAATCTCTACATATACTAACAATATTAAACATAGTGAGAATTCAGTCCTTGTGTTCTTAAATGGTGTAGCACAAATTGCAGGTACTAATTATACAGTAGATGCAAATGGATCTAATGTTGTATTCACTGCTGGTGATGCACCATTAGCAACTGATACCATTCACATCCTTGAATTACCAATATAATTATAAATAAACTATAGGTGTAATTAAATAAATGGCAATCACAAGAGTTAGTGACAACCAAATAGCAACCGCAACACAAGCAGTAATTACTACACTATCTTTTTTAAATACTGATAGTGTGTTTAGGTTACCTTCTGGTGATACTGCTAGTAGACCTACTGGTATTAGTGTTGGAACTATGCGTTTCAATACTGAAGAGGATAAATGCGAAGTCTATGTTGCTGATGAAGATGGTGATGGCAATCCTGGTTGGACAGAGGTTGCAGGTGGTGGAGGTGGACTAGGGCAATATAGTTATATTCGTGGTAACCCTGCACTAATAGATGAAACATTAGTAATACCTGATGTTTCAACAGATCCAACATTCCAAAACTCCTTCTCTAAAGGTCCAATAATCACTGTTGCTGATGGTTTCAGTGTTACTGTTGGTCAAGGTGTAACCTGGTCAATCTTCTAAGTAATCAATTATGGTAGCACAAGTAAACGTAGATAAACTCCAGCACAGTAAGGATCCTGCAGTAATTGGATTAGAGATTACTAATGCTGGCACTAACTTTTATTTAAATCCAATAGGATCAGGTACTCCAGCAGTTAACGCTGATATTCAATCTTCAACTGGAGTTGGTGTTGCTGGTAAAGTATTGTTGGGAGATAGCACTGCTCCTATGACTGCTACGAATAGAGCGTCATTTGTGGCATCAGGAACAGGATTTAGATTTGGAGGTGTAGATAATACTGGAGTAAACTCTGGTCGTTTCCTGAAAGAGTATTCGTATAGAAGTAATGGTGCTGTTTCCAATATTGCTAATTATTATTTTGAATATGGTAGCACTCAGTATTATTCTGGTACTCCAAGTGGAAATTATACTTTTAATATAAGTAATGCTCCTGGTACTAGTGGTGGATCAAATATGTCATTGAATGACAGATTACAGACTGGTGATGCTGTTATGATGCAGATTGTATTCCCAATTAATAGTTCTTCAGGAACACTTACTAGTAGTGGATTTTCTATTGATGGTGTTAACTTAACATCATCTATTCAATGGAATGGTGAGGATAATCCAGTTGCTGGTACTCCTGATACCGCAGGTCCAGGTGGTACTTCTGGTTATGATTCATATACTTTTTATATTGAAAAGACTGGAAATGCTTCTTGGATAATATTGGGATCCTTTGGGCATCAAAACTGATAAATAGATTTATAGTAGGTAAGTATCCATGTCACAGTTAAATGTAGATCAAATTAAAAACAGAGCAGGAACTGGTCCCGCTTTAGAATTTTTAACAGGAGGTAACTATGCCTTCGATACTGATACTTTATATATTGATACTGCTAACAATCGTGTAGGCATCAATACATCATCACCTGAGATGGATCTCCATGTTTCAGGAACAGATGGAATGTATCTGGCAGCACATCCAATGATAGAAAAAGTGGATGTGGTCAGTAGTTCAACTAATAGTAGCACTACCATCTATTGTAATAGAGGATCAATCCATCGTTATACAAACACTAATAATGGAAACTGGACACCTAATTTTACGTTTGAAGGTAGCAGTTTACGTGCAAAGATGAATGATCGTGATGCTATCGTACAAACTTTAATCTCACCTACTAATACTGGATCTGGTTATACTGCATGGTGTAATATAGATGGATATGGTCAAACTGTTGAATGGGCAGATGGTGAAGCACCTGATGAAAGAGGTGGTGATGGTGGGTATGATGTCTATCAATTTACAATTATTGCTACTGGTACAGGAAATTACGACTGGTTAGTATTAGCAAACCAAACTAACATGAATTAAAGATTATGTCATTTTTCTCTCAATTATCACACGGTGGACAAGCAAGGATGAGAGGTTTTGGTGGACCCACCAGAGACCTTACTCCTGATATACAACTTAATTGGAATGGTAATGTATTAGATTTTAATACTACAAACTGGGATACTTATAGTTGGACTAATAATATTGTAGTTACAGGTAGTTCTGGTGGTGAGGCATTATTACGACTAAGAATGGAATCTGATAATGGTTATACTGTTGGTGAGTTTGTAATTAGAGTTGGTGATAGATTTACTTATCAGCGACAAGGACAAGGTGCTAGTGGTTGGGCATGTTCAGCAATGACTACTGGACAAACTCCAAATAGTATTCCTAGTTATACTCCAAGAATGTTTATGATGGCAGGTCTTAGAGCACCATCACATTCTGGTGGTGGTCCTGGTCCTGGTGGATACCCTCAAGGTGGTAGAGGTGGTGGTGGTGGAAACTGTGGAGGTCGCCAAGGTTGGGGCGGTGGCGGTGGAGGTTGTGGAGGCACAACTTGGAGTTACCAATCTGGTCAAGGTGGACAACATGGTCAATATTATCCTGGACCTGGTGCTAACGCATATGCTGGAGGTTTTTTAACATACGGTAGTGGAGGAACATTTTGGTTTACAGAGTGGCGAGGAACATCTCCTGGAGGATATGGATACTACGGAGGTGGTGGAGGAGGTGGCGGTTGGTCACCTGGAAGAAACAATGGTCAACCTGGAGGCGGAGGCGGTGGATCAGGTTACGCTGGAGGTCTCCCAAATGGTAATGCTCCTGGATATCATGGAAGTAATCTAAGTATGCAAAATGTTTCAGGTGGATCAAGTAATGGTAGTACTTACGCACGAGTTGAGTGGATACAACCTTTATAATTGACAATCAAGTAGAAGTAATATATAATATAATATAATTAGTGGTGTATTGATGGCAGATACTATAGTATGGTACCATACTGGTTTACCTGATATGGTAATTGATCAGGTAATATCTGATTGTAAAAATAATATGGATCCTTTGGAACATTCAAAGGTAGGTATGCTTCAAGAAACTGCACCAGAGCATATAAGAAAATCAGAAACCTCATGGATACCATCAACTTCATGGATAGGTGGTTTTATATATTCTTATGTTCTAAAAGCAAATAGAGATAATTTTAAATATGATATAGAAGGTGTTGAATATGATGCTATTCAATATACTCATTATGGATTAGATGGTCATTATAGATGGCATACTGATACTTCTTTAGAAACGTGGAGTAAAGGAAATACTGGGGATGCTGGTGCTGATTATGTATTATCAAAAGCAGAAAAGACAAGGAAGTTATCATTTTCATTTCAGTTGAGTGATCCATATGATTATGAAGGAGGTAATTTTGAAATACAAACCGAAGATGGTATTAAAAAAACTGTTGCACCAAGAACAAAAGGTACTTTATTCATATTTGATTCTAGGTATAGACACAGAGTTACTAAAATAACTAAAGGGCAGAGAGAAGCATTGGTTGGTTGGGTATCTGGTCCTCGTTGGAGATGAGAAAAGAATTATTTCCAATTTCTATCTTTCATGGAAAGGTAGAAGATAATGATAAGTTAAAAAATAATATTATACCATTTATAGAAGAAACAAAACATAGTAATAGACCACCTGAAGGATGGTTAACTAACAATATTAACACCTCATATAATAATAGAGAAGTTAATTGTTATGATTTTTTAATTAAAGAAACTCAACAACAGTATCAAGCAGTATTAAATAATTTCTTTGATGACACATTTAATATTAATGTGAGTCAAATGTGGTATAATGTTTATACTGGTGGTGAATGGCAAGAAGAACATACACATACAGGAACTATTGGATCACCAATACATTTTGCATGTATTCATTTTCTCTCATTTGATCCTGATATACATACTCCTGTAACTTTTATTGATCCATTAATAACTACAAGAGCACTTTCATTAGAAATGAAATCAAATGGATATAATGATAAAGTTAATTTGAAATATGAAGAAGGAGATCTTATTATGTTTCCATCATATCTTTCACATGAAGTAAGACCAAGTAAACCTTCAACTTATCCACGGATTACCATTTCTTTTAATATAGAGGTACTTAATTATGCAAGTTGAAAATCATTTAAGATCAATAGTTGAAGATATAAAAAATACTTCACGTACTAATCATAATATATTTGATAGAGATGGTTTCTTTGTTATAAAGAATATTGTAGATGTAAGTCCTTTTAATAAAGAGATACCAGAAGGATATGGTTACTACGATCATTCAAATGGTAATGTAATATCAAGAGAAGAAGGAGGAGTAGATGATATACGTGGTACCAGACATTCAAGACGTAGTTTTCCTATATTCGCAAGAGCATATCTAAAAGTTAAACAACGTATTCAAAAAGAAATAGGTAAACAATTATATAATAGTTATTGGTTTGATAGGTATTATTATAATGGATCTTTTTTAGCACCTCATGCTGATAGAGATGCTTGTGAAATATCATGTTCAATACATATATCATCTAATTTAAAAGAACCATGGGCATTTGGTATTGAAGATGGTGATGGGAATGATCATTTATTATATCAAGATGTTGGTGATTGTATTGTATATAAAGGAACTGAGAGAATACATTGGCGACCATTCTTTCCTGAGTCACCTGCTGGATCATATCATCATAATATGTTTTTCCATTATGTTCTAAAAGATGGTATTAGATCACATTATGCTTATGATCCTGATGGACAGTGAGGATACTGTCACAAATAGTTTGCATCTCATGAATTCCATGATAGACTTACCGAGTAGTTTATATTAACCATGAAATTTACTTTAACGTGTATTGATTCAGATGGTACTGTATCAGAGAAACAATTTGATAGTAATTATCTAGTGGATGTGGTTGATAAGACCTCAGATTTCTTACAGGGTGTTGGTTTCGTCTTTGATGAATTGAGCATTAAAATGCCTGATAACTATCAAGATTATAACTTCCATGACTATGAAGAACTTATAAGTGATAAAGTATCACCTATACGGTCACTTGAGACAAACAACTAGCATATATACATTCAGTAGTTACGCATTAATTCCAACTAAACAATGGGCAAGACTTTTAGACGAGGTGGTGCTGAAAGGGGTTATTCCTCTCCAGGTAAATCACTCCGAGATAAGCGTCAAAGAGGTGCATCAAACAAAAGCACTTCATGGGAATACAAAGATTCACATAATACAAAGAGAGTAACGAAAAACCAACCCTATGATGTGAAAGACTATGAATGAAGAAGAAATGCTAGAAATGCTAGATGAAGATCTAGAATATGACGATGGTTGTATTGACTACGATCTTGAATATACCACACAGGAATAATGAAAGATCAAAACAGTATTCATGGGGATGAAAGTCCTGATGAAAAATGGAATCGTGGACTTGACCTATACATAGAGTCAGTCCATAAACCAGATAACCACTTGCGTGGTTGTGCTCATAACCAAAAGTGCTTTAATGAACTAATGGATGTAAGGGCACATGTATTAGATTATCTTACTACCCTACGGAGATAAGTGACATTTTTAAAGACTGCCATTTTAAATAAAATGCAAAAAGAAGTGCTTAGGCAATGTATCTTCAAGTATGTCTCTGATGTACAAAGGAAATACTATAAGACAAAGAGGATTACTCAACAAGAGTATGACGAGAGTATGGGTACGATAAGTGAGATTGTGGAAGTCTTGCATCTTAACGACCAATATGTATAAATGTTAAGAGGGTTGACAAACCCTCTTTTTTATGCGATTATAAATAGTGTTGAAGAGGATATTAACTTCTTCATCGTTGTATCACACGAGATATTAACTCGTTTATTTAAATGGCAAATCAGAATGTCTGGATTAAGGACGTATTAGGTTCTTATAAACTTAAACTTTCTAAAGACTATAGTGGTGACTTTCTACCAATCGAAAAAATAGATGTAAGAAAGTGTAAGGTCGATAAAAAATATCAAAGAGGTATTTCACCTGCGTATATTCGTAAAGGTGGAGCATTAGATTTAAGAAAACTTGTAACTCCTGTTATAGCAAGGAGACCCAATCATCTTGATGTAGAAGATCAAGGTGATTTTGTTATTGATGGGCAACACCGTTGTGTTAGAGTATGTGCAAGTTCATTTACTGGTAAGATAGATGCTGCTATAGTTTATCATCCAGAAACTTTTACACTTGAAGAGTGCATTAAAGAAGAGGCATCTTTATTTCATCAGTTGAATACTTTAGGTAAGAAACCTACTAAGTTAGATGAAGTACGTGCTGGCATATATGCTGAAGATCCTAAATCTCTACACATACTTGATATGTTAGAGACATTTAATCTTACTATTGATAATCTTGGATCTGAAAAGGATAATGCTAGACAATTAGAGGTGTTTACACATTTCCATTTACTATGCCTTCAAGATTATCCTACTCAAGTAAGTAAGATTCGTGCTGGATTTGAATTATTGGATAAGTTATACGATAAAGAAACTACTGTTAAAGGTGATGCACTTAGAGCATTTTGTTTGTTAGCAGAGTTTATTGATGCTCTTACCAATGGTAAGAAGGTTGCATTTGAAAAGTTTGTTCGTGATGACTTACCAAATTTCAAAACACTTAAGGCACTTACTAAAGGTAGAGCAACAGGAGCATCTGCACAATTTATCTTATATGATATAATTGGATGGTATAATGACACTCCTTATGCTCAGAATAACAATGTTACTCTAGGCACTAAGTTGTTGGATAAGTTATCCAACAAGGCACTAGGTGGCAACTCTAGGTTTGCTTATCCAGCAAAGGATAAGTAAGTGCCACTTGGCAAACTGGATAGATGGGATTGACATAATCTCATCTATCCTTTATTATATTATTATTGAAGCAACTTTCCAATGACACTAAGAGATTATTCTAAGATTCGTGATGACTATCATTCAATCATCCCTAAAGCATTACGATTACTTACAGAGAGACTTGACAAATCACTAGAGATTCTTGCTGGTGGTAGAAAAGTCACACTAACAACAATTTATGGTACTGGTGGTAATTCTACAGTACAAAAGACTAAACTATTAGCAAATTTTGCACCATTCGCATTTGAGGATGCAGCAGAGATAGTGGGCATACCATACAAGTTTGTTGATGGTAACGGATATGATGTAGAAATGGATGATAATGGAGTTATCACTATTGAAGAGAAAATGACTCTAGGTGATGATGATGGTAAATTCGCAACAGGTAATAATCACAGTAAGGTAAAGAATTCACTTCACTTTGTATTAAAGTTGAAGCATGATGGTAATATATTTACTGAGGTCTTTGCAGCATTAGTTGATGTGCCAAATCTAAAGCATAAAGATAGTGGATGGGATGATAAAGTAACATCATCAGGTAAGAACAATAACGGATTCTCTGGTCTTAAGGTACATGTTAGTGATATTGATTGTGTTACACCCATCTATGGCACTGCTAGGACTAATGTAAAGAATCAAAAGAGACTATGCACTTACGTACAAACTGATTATGTCAATGTTGCCTATTAATAACATATACAACGAGAGTTGTATTGACGGTATGTCAAAATTGGATGATGGATGTATCGACTTGGTTGTTACATCCCCACCTTATGATGATCTAAGAACTTATAATGATAGTAGTAAATGGGATTATAATGTATTCAAAGATGTTGCAACACTAATAGAATGTAAGGTTGCAGATGGTGGTGTTGTTATGTGGAATGTGGGTGATGCCACAGTAAATGGTAGTGAGACAGGATCATCTTTCAGGCAATGTTTATACTTTATGGATAAAGGTTTCAGGTTGCATGATACTATGATATATGAGAAGACTGGCACTGCATTTGCATCTGGTCCGAAGAGTGTTAGATATACACAGATATTTGAGTATTGTTTTATACTTAGTAAGGGTAAACCTAAGACAATTAATCTTATTCAAGATAAGAAGAATAAGTGGGCAGGTATACAATCATGGGGTGAGGCAACAAGTAGAAAGAAAGATGGCACACAGAATAATCCTGGAAGAAAGAGTAACCCAATTAGAGAATATGGTGTAAGAACTAATATTTGGAGGATTAAGAATAGTGGTGGATTTGGTCAGTCAAGTAAAGCAGCATATAAACATCCAGCAACAATGCCAGAAGAGTTAGCACGTGGGCATATACTCACGTGGTCTAACAAGGGTGACTTAGTGTTAGATCCCTTTATGGGGTCAGGCACTACTGCTCAAGTGTGTATTGAAGAAGAACGCAATTACATTGGGTTTGAAATTGATACACAATATCATACAATGTGTGAACAAAGAGTGTTAGATAACACTCCACATTTACTAAACAATCTAGTTGAGGTAGACCATGCGTCTTAATGAAACTGAATTGCTTACCAAGAGAATAAAACGTCTTAAGGAGGCAATTAAAGCATCGGATGACAATCCGTTTCTATATGAAACTGAAGAGTTAATCTTTATGAAACGCTCTTTAAGTAAACTACTCACTGTGCAAACACAAGC